TTATATTGACTTTAGGGTTTTTCAGCAGTTCAAACGGATACACTATATTGTTTCCAAATATAGCGGGCTAAAAGGAATTTAACCGTCAACCTGTGCCATACCTTCAATGACAGCAGGGAATAGTTCGCCGTTGCAAGAGTCTTTTGCAAGACCGTATGCAGAAACGAGAACAGTAGAAGGAATACCGTCAGCATTAACAGTAATCTTCTGTGCATTAGATGCAGACTTAAATGTATAAGAGCAAGCAATCTTCTGACCCTTAGTAGGTGCGTTGCTATCGCCTTCTGCAAAACTAATGGTCTTAGTAGCACTTGCATAAGCAAATGTACCAGCATCAGTAGCAGTCTGAGCTTGAGTAAACTCAGCAACATAAGTACCATCGTCGCCTACTCTATAGATACGACCGATTTCAGAACCAGCAGCACCTAGAGCAGTGAACTTGGTCTTGAAAGTACCATCATCACTAGAAATCTCATCATAGTAAGTGATTTCGGTATTACCAGTATACACCTCAGTACCATTCTGCATTGCAAGAACTTCGGTATTCCAAGTAGCAAGTTCTACATTGAGGGTTGCCTTACGGCTGTGTCCGAAACCGCCACCAATATAAGTGTTGCCACGACCCTTTGTTTTCCAACAGTTCGTTAATCTGTTGCGTTAATAAATAACTGCTTTATGTTTCCATAAAGAAAAGACTATATCTTTATCTTTTTATATCTACAAAAAAGATACGCTCCATTTCGATTTAAGGGATTCTCACCCACGCACTTGCGCCCTACTCCTATTGTGAACTTCTTCACCATTGGGATAGTCGTTGAACCTTACTCCACATGGGAGTCTTGGTTGCTGATTGCCCAATATTTATCATTTTCACTATACCTTGCTTATTAGACAAGCCATTATAACATTGCTGTTATAATTTAGTAGATAAATCTCTAAGGGTTTCCCAGCAATTAAAAGCGTTTATTTTTTCATGCCATCACTGACACGACAGGCAGTATTTGTTTACCTGTAGGATAAACCATTTCCATAGTGTTTTCCACTTTTGTGTTCAGATTGATTCGCTACATCAATCTCGTTATAATAACAGCTTGTATTTTCATACAAGAACAGACTATATCTTCATCTACTACAATAGATGCCTCCCATTTCCACTACCAAATGCTTGTAGTGTACTCTCTTACGAGATAGTCGTTGAACTTATTTCTTATTTATAAATAAGAAATTTAGCTGCTGGTTGCCTATTGTTATTCAACACTTAGGATTGAACCTTATGTCATTTTAGTCATTCTTTCTACTTTCGTAACCGTCACACTTATGATTACTCATTATGTTGTGGTTGACTAAACTTTAAGGGTTTCCAGCAATTAGAGAAGTTTAACACAATCATTACTGAATGTGTGACCTAAAATTCAAGCCAGTAGTCTTTGCATCAGTTAGATAGCCAATGATTGACTTATCGGAGGGCTTTCTGAGCAGAAGTTCAAAAATCTGCTGCATGGCAAACTTCTTTGGAGTAGCTGTAATTGTAGCCATAATATATTCACTCCATTCATAAAAATATGGTTAAATTTAATCATCATTTTATAATTGACGCCCAATTTAGTTTTTCATAATTTATAGGATGTTTCTTTGTATCTATACAACCACTATGTAGGGCGTTCATAGTATTGTCCCATTCATTTATCTTAACTAATCTATAATATAAATTATAAATTAAATATATTGAATAATCATATAAATCATCTAATCTTTGACCTTTAGCAATCAAAGATGATACGATACTTTCCAAGTCTACGGTAGCTTCATTATTTTTCTTTCGTTTCTTATACTCCTGTTGAAGAATATATTTTTTAGCATACCTAGTACCACCATGTAGAAAATCATAAGTTGGATTTGACCAATTTATTTTTCTAAGAAAATCTAACATGATTCTATAAGTATGTGGTGTAAATTTGAAATTAGATTCATCGAAAAGAAATATATCCTCATCAGATTCATTTTCTTTTTCCATCTTAGTCACATTCATAAGATATATGCTATTAAAGGTATCATCATTCAAATTTTTATCTTTCCAAATAATATATTCACCAGTAGTATTAAAAAAGAAATTCAGAGCATCCCTATAGAAGTCATCAACAGCTTCAATATCTACAACTATATCAGACGAACTTGTTTCTGTTCTAACCTTAATGACTGTTTTTACTTTTTTTAGTTCATTCGATAATGCCTTTTGGAGAAAAAATCCCCATTCATCTTTAATATCTTCATACCAAATGTCATTTTCGCATAATAGAATGTCGGCTACATCTAAAGAAGTAGATATAAGAACATATAAATACTTAAAATATAGTCCAACTTCTGTTTTTTCTAGTTCAACTACTTCGCGTAATTTAGGGTTCTTTATATAGTAATCTATTTTCTTTCCATCTTTTTCTGACGTATATAAATAATAGTTACTCCCAGATTGTAATAGTAACTTAGAAAATTCCATGTCAATTACCACTAGAAATAATCATTGCAGAAGAATTTCTGTAGTTATCTAGGCTTTCTTTAATCCTTAGATTTTGTGATGATTGACCACACTCAATATTACTATTAACGCTAAGTACATAAACTAACTGTAAACCATAAAACGAATTGTTATAATCTTTGACTTTGAATCCAGAATAGAATGGTTTACCAATAATTGGCAAATCTGTCAACTGATTGTTGAACATCTTATCTAGTTCAGAAGCAATTCTATATACACGGTATGAATCTTGAATTATCCATTGATTTAGATGGATAATAATATCAAACACTAAATTGATTCGCCTATAACCTGTATTAACTTCACCAGAATATCTATCTCCACCAGTCAGAACGACGGTCAAGTAGCCTTTCTGTTCAGATTCCATATCTGGTGATTTAGGCATAGGAAAAATATATTGCATTAAAAGTTCGCTCGTATCTTCAATGTCAGGTTGGGATAAAGGGTCAAAATTATAGTCTTTTGTATCAGAATAATAATATAACAATTTGCATAAGTCTTGATTTCTAAGAATCTTTTCGCCTATGACATTATTGAGAATATCATCACATTCTTCAAAGAAAGCCATTAGAATAACCCTCCCAACTTTATATAAATAGTTGTATCTTCTGATGTTCTATTGTTAGTACATACAACTCTTAACAAATAATCATTTGTAGTTTTTAGATTGGTAATACTAAAGTTGTTACCATCTGTTTTGAAGAAATAGTTGTTTTCAGGTGCATCATAACATCTAATATCAAAAGTGGTATCTTGGGCAATACCATTCTTGTATTCATAAATATTATATGATTGTGTCTTGTTTAATTTAATTGCTGTTATATCAGGTTCAAGTATATCTTTATATTCAGAATTAGAAACGCCATTGACAGACTTTACTTTTTTCATAGGCTTATTAAAGTTAATAATCTTAGAGAAATCATTAACATTTTCTATTCTTGCAACAATATCACATTCACCTGAACCAACAACAGTATAATTACCATCTGGACTCATATCTATAATATTATTATCTGTAGATTCAAAAGTTACACCCATATTTGTCTTGCTACCATTTAAAGAGACAAAATAGTTAATCTTGCCAGAATCTCCAATATTACCGCTAATTTCGTTAAGGAAAATAACATCATAATTGAACCTTCTGTAATTAGCAATTTCAAGTTTACGATTATCGTCTGGGGCAACTTCATCATAGTCAGCATAGAATGAGACTAATGGTGCAAAGTATTCGCCATCTACAATTTTAGTTCCGTCATATCTATGACATTCTCTTATCTTGTATGTGCTACCACCAAACATAAATCTATCATTGATATTGATACCACTTGTCCAATCATTAGATTGACACTTAACCTCAATTCTTCCACTAGGAAGGTCAAGGCTATATTCCCTAAATGGCTGGGTTTCAGTAACTTTATAATCTATATAACAAGGTTCTCTATGGATATTTCCATATTCATCTTGCGTATTAATTGTATTATTACATCTTCTAATATAAACACTAGAAGTATCTGTTCTTAAATTATCAGTTGAAAATACAATCCAGATATTGTCATCGAATCTATAACGCGAACCAAGTTCAGGATTATAAGTCAAATCTTGAAAAATTAACTTCTTATAATCATCATTGACGCGCTGTCCTGTCTTAGCATCAATAATAGTATTGATTCTAGCAGAAATTGTTCTAAATTCGAGAGTACCAAAAGCTATTTCTTCTTCTATATTAGTGTAATATGTAGATGCATTATCGAACTGATAGTTTACCAGTTCTTGTATCATATCTTTGTGTTCCTGTGATGGTTGTTTAGACGATTTAATGAATGTATCATAGTAATTCATTATTGTCCTCACCATCCTCCACCTTCATTTTCTTAATAATGGAAATGCAATGAAACACCAAAGATTTTACTCTCTTATGTGAAAGTTCTTCAGAATATTTAATTCCTGTAAGGATATTAACTAGCGAAACAAAGTTATTGAATCCAATAACATAATATCCACCAGTAAGTTCTGTAATTACTCTATCTAAATAAGTATCATAAGTGTAAAAATCGTTAATTTCTTCGCAATCTTCATATACACCAAGTATTGCAAACACTTTATTGATTAAAGTATCTAAATACTTATTCAATGTTTTGCCAGAGACTTCAATTCCGCTAATATTATAGACCATAGTTTCCCACCGCCCATTCTTTGAAGGGAGTACGATAAAGTCCATAATCCACCATTTTCTGACTAACTATTTCACGAAGTCTGTCAGCATACATTGTTTTTTCTCTTAGATTCTTTTCTTCTGCAAAATGCTTAAACCACTATATTACTTTTATATTTAGTTTGTCATATAAAAGATTTCACAATGTATATAAGAATATATAATAGCATTGTGAATTTTCTTATATTTTCATATAAGTGTAGACTATATCTTCGCCATTTCAAAGGCGCTCCCCACTTCGGATGACTTCATCCTAAAGGTATTTCAACCTATAGTCGTTGAACCTTCCTCTATTCGAGGCTTGGCTGCTGATTGCCCAATATTATAATTTTTCAAACCTTTCCGTTTAGGTATATTTCATCCTTCCGTTTTAGTATATAATCTCTAAGGGTTTTCCAGCATTTCAAGGAGATTCATATATATCTTTTAATATATATGGACTGTAAAACAATCATTATCGCTCAAGCTAAGATTCATTTGGATAACATTGTTGTTATTCCATTCTAACCAAGACAATACCATCAAATCAGATAGTATGTTGATTTCGTCTAAATCTAAGTCAGCGTTAAAGTTTCCACTTTCAAAATCTGTATTCTGAATTGGTTTTACACAATTCTTAAAATTTGAAACGGCTCTCATTAAAAAGACATTAAGCAAATCTTCAGCCACTTCAACATCTTCGTTAAATAAGTTCTTGATGTGATAATCTTGAATACTAGAGAGGAAAATTTTGTAAATAGTTTCAAAACTTGTCATACTATTTCCCCCTACTTTGACATTACTTAGACTTATTCATAGCGTCATCAATCTGTCTCATTTCTGAAACCTTATCCATGATATTGACACCATAAGCCTTTCCAATAATGTCACACTTATTTAGGTCGATAGGTTTGTTGTTATAGATACTATCAATTGCATTACGGACTAGGACTTCTTTCTGTTCATCAGTAGCACTTTCAAGTAGACTACTAATTTCAGTAGCACTATAATCATAGATATTATCCATAATATCCTTAGATAGAATACCCTTATAATAGTCAGTCAGACCAAGATAATAAACAGCATCCTTATCAAGAATATAGAAAGCACCATTCTCAGCAAACTTTCTATTGTTATTAACAATATCAATAAGCGTAGAATAAAGAATAGTCTTAGATTCGCCATACTTACTAAAGGTAATTAGCTTACCCTTACCAAATGGTTCAGTTGATAGATTTAGACAACCATAGCAAAGAGAAATTAGTCTAATCTGCTTATTTGGACTAGGCTCTGCATATTCAGATTCAGATGTATCTTCAACAACAGCCTGTTCAACGCTAGTATCTTTTGTGGTACTAAGTTCATTAACCATATCAGTTAGTGCTTCAACTTTCTTCATAAGCATACTGATAATTTCGTCTTTACTAGATTCTACAGTAGTCTTTGTTTCTACAGTAGAATCCTCAGATTTATTTGTCATCTTTGGCATACATATAACCCCTTTTATTCAATATAAGAAAGGGGTCACATTTAGCGACCCCTTTTTAATCATCTAAATAACAATTAAGCAAGAGTGATAACGCCAGCAACAGCATTAGTTGCAACAGCGATACCCCAAGACTTATTGATAGTAGTAGTCTCAGTGAGATTTGCAGCATCAAATGCACCAAGAGCGTTGGTACGAGAAGCACCCTCATAGACTAGCTTAACTAGCTTCTGAGAAGAAGGAGAAACGACATAGATACGGTCGTCTCTTAGAGCAAGTTTGTAGGGATTCTTCCAGTCTGCAATCTGAGGAATAACCATAGTATCGAAACCGAAAGCGTTCTTGACATAGCCAAGACGAGCATAGTCGGAATCGAGCATATAACGATAGTTAGCATCGTTAGGAAGGATATTCTGTAGAGCAAGCTGAGTACCAAGGAATACTGCCTTTGCACCATTGTTGAAAGCAGAGACAGTCTGTGCAAGACGAACAGCGGAAGTCTGGGAATAACCAGTAACCTTTAGCTGACCATCAGCAGGAGTGGAAGGAAGTTCTTCCATAGCTGCATCAAATGCAGAAAATACTTCGCGGGTAATCTGAGTCTCAATGGAAAGAATTGCCTTGGAGACAAACTTAGCAAGAGAATCAAGACCGCAAAGAACACGATAGAAATTAACGAAAACAGTGATTTCTCTGTTTTCAGGAATAACAGTGACCTGACCAGCAAACTGACGCTGGAACTCTACTGTTCTCTGGTCGCGACCAGCCTTAGAGACATAGAAAAGGTCATTGGGTTCAATGTCAAAAGACATAGAATCGCCATACTTGACATATCTCTGTTCGGTGTAAATACCGATGCTACGGTCAAGAGTATCAGGAATAATCATATCAATGAGGGAGTTTGCAACTGCAAAAGAAGCCCATCTAAGCATAGGATGAGAAGCCCACATTTCCTCAGAAACAAAGCTACCTTCACTAAATTCAACACCAGCTAGCTTAGTGATTTCCTTCTTCATTAGTTCGTTGACCTTAGTTTCCTTCTCAGAGAAAGAAACGGTATTGTCATAAGAAAGATTCTTTCTACCTTCAACATTAGTAAGGTAGTCGTTCATATAGTCACTGAAAGCTGCCTTAACGGTAGCGAAGTTATCAGAAAAACACATTACCTGTGTGTTCATATCTTTATCAGTCCTTTCAAATATTATCTACTAATTAGTTAATCTCTACAACGTACTTGTAGGTAGCAACGGCAGACTTGGCAATACCAGCCTGACCGATGTGAAGTCTGCTTGTACCAACCTTACGGAGAGAAAGACCAGTAGTAGCAGCGTCAGCAGCCTTTAGAGTGAACTTACCAGCGTCAACAACAAGATAATCCTTATCAGCAGCATCTTCAATACCGTCAGCAGTCATTTCAATCATGTCACCAACTGCAAGGAAGGTAGCATCAATCATATGACCAGCGATATTGACAAATGCTCTGGGGTCAGGAGTTAGACCCTTGTAAACAGAGCCATCAAAGCCCTTAGTGATAACGACTTCAGGAGAAGTAGCCATCCAAAGACCCTTTGCGGTATCAGCAGCGGGTGCAGTAGCCTCCCAAACCATTTCTTCACCATCAGCTTCAGAATACTTTAGAAGTTCAAAAACTGAACCATTAGCAATATCTTCAGAACAAACCGCAGTTCTATTATAAGCATCAATATTGTATGCCTGTACTGCTGTCTTAATTACGACGTTCATTGTGTTTCCACCTTTCTAATTATAATCTATTAGATTCTATCCCAAATACTATTGGAAGTTTTCTTCTTGTTTGAAAAAGGCATACCAATCTTTAGTACACCCTCAATGTTTTCAACACGGTCAAATACCTGTGCCTTTGCAAAGTTAGCCCAAGCATCCATAGAAGAAAATTCAGCAACTCTATCCATGAGTTCTTTCTTTTCATCTTCACTCATCTTAACGCCACGATTTTCAATATCAGACATAACAGCGTTCATCTGAGCCATTTCTTCCTCGCGCTTTTCTTTAGCAAGAGTATCTTCCTTGAACTTTTTCAGTTCTGCATAATCAGCCATTTCTTCAATCTTAGCCATATAAGCCTTGTTCTCAGTTTCAAGCTGTGCAAATCTATCACAAAGAGCATTATATTTTTCTTCAAAAGTTTCCTCATGATGTTCACAATTTTCCCCATTATCATCTTCTTCACTTTCGTGAATTTCTTCATGAGGTTCGCCATCTTCATGGGTTTCATCGTCGACATTCTCATCGTGAGATTCTTCTGACATTTCTTCTGTGGTACTCTCTGTGTTTTCCTGAGATTCCTCATCATGCTGTTCTTCTTCTTTTTTGATTTCCTCGACCTGTGCTGCGCCCTCAGTGTTCACATCACCCATCTTAGTCATCATAGACATATCAGCAGTGACTTCTTTATCATCAGAAATTGCATATGCAATTGAGTATTTGCAACCATCTTCCTTATCAGTGCAAACTACCGTGTCCTCATTGACTTCTTCGACTGAATATTTCTCAACGGTATCTTCGCCATCTGAAAAGGTAAAGTTAGCAAAATAAGAACATAGAAGTTCTTTCTTCTCGTCCATATTCATTGCTCTATCACCTACGCTTTCGCTATTGTTTATAATGTCCTCTGAAAAATATTCATTGAATTGTTTTTCTGTTATATTAAATTCAGAGAAGTTTTCAGTAGTTAGACCCAACTCACGGTAATGTTTAAGGAGGTGAGCCTTAACATCTCCCCTAACAATCCCCTGTTGTGCAGCCCTTTGAAAAGCCGCTTCAAGACCATCTTTATGAACAATCAATTTGTTATTTTTAATAACATGATGTGGATATTTATGGTCAATCATGTTAGAATCTTTACTGTTATTTAAGTTTATTAGATATGCTTCATTAAACAATGCAGTTGTATTAGAAGCAGATATAATCGGATTGAATAGTTTTTTTCTTGGATTAGACCAAGTACCATTCGTAGCAGATTCTTTAGAATTATCTATCTTAATAGATGATTCGTCAAAATACTGTTCTTCATATTTTTTCTTATCTTCTGAAAAAGCTAACAATTCAGCCCTACATCCCTTGCAAGCAGGATTAACCATTTCACCAAGAATAGTTATACCAGCGATAACAAAGTCTAAAATTTTAGGCTTAAATCCTCTGTCATCAGCATCTACAATAACAATTTCAATAGAAACGTCTTTCCTACTGTTATCTCTTTCAAAAATTTCTACTAATTTCCCACTATATTTTGTCCAGATATAAGCCGTAATAACAATAAAGATTCTTCCGTCTGAATCTTTTTCAAATTCAATTAGATTATCTTTATCGCCAATTTTCTCTGGTACAAATCCACATGGAACTTCATCTTCTTCATGTCCCATAGCATCATCTAAATATGGATTATATTTCCAAAGAATAGGCTTATTGTAGATTGTAGTAGCGCCGCGCTTTAGAACGTCCTCATCTATAGGTAAGGTATGAGCGTTCTCACCAGTGGCAAACGCTCTAATTCGAGCCTTTCTGAACAACATATCATTCATTTCTTCGATAAATTCAATCTTATCTACAGAAAACTTTAATACTGTGTCCATGCTCCCTCGTCACCTCCCTTTAGGAACTTCATTAACTTTCTTGTTCTCATGAAGAAATATTTATCTTCATCATAGATTGCAGAAAGTAATGAAAAACCGTGTTTAATAAGACGCTCAGATTCAGCTTTATTACAAATATAGTATTTGGACAAATTCTTGCTTAATTTATCTATGTTTGTAATAAACATTAGAATCACCTAATTCAAGCCATAATACCAGCGGCTTTTAGAGCATCAAGGAGAGCCTTAAATTCTTCCTTAGTAACATTTTCACCAGATGCTTCAGCAACACTTGCAGCCATCTTAACGCCACCGATTGTAGAAGCAGTAGCAGCAGGAAGTGTATAAGAAGAATCGCCACCAACGCCACCACTGAGAATATCACCAAGCCCAGCGTCTTGTGCAGCCTTATTCATATTGTTTAGATTATGAATCTGTCTTTCGGTTAATGCCATGTTTGACACACCTCCTATTTAATCTATATAAAAATCAGATAATAGATATTTCAGAAATTTCTTTCCATTCGCCATCTATTTTAACATAAGCAGTTTCGGCTTCTTTCCAGTCACCATCAATCTTACATTTAAGATTTAATTTTTTATCAGAACTAGAAAGAATACCACTACCGAATGAATTAACACCTAAGTTAATAAGACCAAGCATTTATATCACCGTACTCTCTATATTATACGGTATACTTAATCCAAATATCCCCATTACTTCCTTCACTAGATGACGGAGCATCAGGGGATAAAATAACATTTCTTAGCTGGGCAGTTGAATATGAAGTATTAGAAACGGCAGTAGTAATCTGTTGAAGCTGACCATCAACAATAGGCTGATTAAATAAATCATTATAATTGCCAGCAAAATACTTTAGCGACTGCCATTTAGTAGTACCATCACCAATCTTGATTAGTGTTTGACCAGACGTAGTGCTTTCAATTCCAACTTCGCCCTTTAGCAAGACTGGATTTTTGTTATTCCAATTTGCAGTGGTGTCAATTCTGAGTTGAAGGTTTACACCAGTAAATGTTTTACTCATTTTACAAACACCCATCTATTATAGTAGGGAACAAAGCAATCTAAATTAGACGACTTTGTTCCCCAAATATAATTTATATATTACTTAATCAAGCGTTACCGCAGCTAATAACAAGAGTATCGGTTGTTCTGACAAGTGAATCACTGTCGGTTAGGTCAGTAGAAGCATGGGTCTTGAAGTTAGCGGTTGCTCTATCTTCCGTGTAATAGAGGTTAGTACCCTCTGCAACATCAGTAGTAGTAAGAGTAACAGTACCAGTCTTACCATTAACACTAAGAACAGCATCAGTAGGAGTCTTTAGTTCAACCCAGTTGTCAGCAACAGTAGCATCATCAGCCTTTAGAATAAAGGACTTATTGATGTCAGAACGAACACAAACGTCGCCAGTCTGAGCAGTAAGAGCAAGCATAGCAGATTCGCTATCGGCTTCAAATACTTCGGTAATAGCAATAGCAGGAAGAACTGCGGTATCAAGCTTACCGTTAGCATCAAGAACAGGGACATTACCAGAAGCAGTACCAACATTCTTTGCAGCAGCAGTACCAGCATCGGTAATCTTAGAAAGAGTAAGGTCAGGAATATCAGCAACAGCAAGATTGTCACCAACGGTAACTCTGCCCTTTGCATCAACAGTAACCTTAGTATAAGTACCAGCATTTACGCCAGAATCAGCAAGCGTAGCAGCGATAGTTGTATTTGCGCTACCATCGAAAGAAGCACTACCAGTTACATCACCACTTAGAGCAATGTCACGAGCAGTAGATAGCTTTGCAGCAGCTTCAGCAGAAGTAGCACTATCAGCAGTTTCAGCCTTGGTAGCTTCATCGGCTTTAACAGCAGTAGAAGCCTTGCCCATGGTCATAGTACCATCTGCATTAACAGTAACGGTATCAGTACCCTTGGCAACAGACTTAACAACACCAGCTACATCTGCGGTTGCATAATCAGTGTTTTCAACATAAGTATCGGGAATAGCAGTAAGTGCGCCGAGGTCGCTTGCAGTAATTTCAACAGCAGCAGAACCATCGAAAGTCTTACCACCAGCAGTAAGAGCATTAGTTACCTTTGAAGCTTCATCAGCCTTAACAGCAGCGGATGCCTTACCGATAGTCATTGTACCGTCGTCATTAACGGTAACAGTATCAGTGCCCTTAGTTACAGATTTGACAACACCAGCCTTACCAGCAGTAGCGATGTTCTCAAACTTAACATAAGTGTCAGGGATTTCAGTTAGCGCACCAAGGTCGCTAGCAGTAATAGAAACATCTTCTGAACCATTGAAGGTCTTATCGCCAGCGGTTAGAGTGCCAGTGGTTTTCTTAGCATTATCAGCTTCGCCAGCGGTATCAGCAGAACCAGCCTTAGTAGCTTCGTCAGCCTTTGCAGCGACAGAAGCCTTGCCAATGGTCATTGTGCCATCAGCATTTACGGTTACAGTGTCAGTACCCTTTGCGGTAGACTTAACAACACCAACCTTAGTTTCAGTTGCAATATCGGAATCCTGAATATAAGTTGAAGGAATTTCGGTAATTGCACCAAGGTCAGAAGCAGTGATTGTAACAGCAGAAGAACCGTCAAAAGTCTTATCACCGGCAGTTAGAGCATTTGCAACCTTGTCAGCAGTGGTAGCAGTGTCAGCAGAATCAGCCTTAACAGCCTTGTCTACATAACCATTACTTGCCTTATCATTGGTAGCAAATACAGATAGAAGCATTGCATCATCAGCAGATGCGTAAGCGAGTTCGCTATATTTGGTAACACCGTCACCGAACTTAAATTTACGAGTATCAATTTCGATACCAATTTCACCCTTGAGTAGTACAGGGTCTACTTCTGCCCACTTGGCAGCGGTATCATTTCTTAACGCAATTCTCACATTTTGGAGACTCGAATCAGCCATTAGCATTTCCTCCTGATATTTGTTTAATATTTTTATAATCGGCATTTAATGAATAATACTTCTTAGAAGTGTTATCCCACCTATAGGAGATATTTGTTGTAGTATCTATATATAGATAGCTTGAACTACCTATATTGGGGAACTCTAAATATGTAGTTTTCTGAATGATAGCAGAGTCGCCACCGCCTCCACCACCATCCTGCCCGTCAATTAACTCTTGAAGTAGCGTTCCTAATTGTGCATTTTGTGATGCTTTGTTCATTCGATTTAGGTCTTTAATTTGCTTCTCAGTTAATGACAAGTGCATCACCCCTTATCGTCTATTGATTATTAAATATCTATATGAAAAATTATAACAAGTTCGCGAACTTTTTATAATAATCATACCTTAATGTAGTTGTCGATTTGTGAATCGAGCATTAGAAGTTTGAACTTGTCATTATCGCACATTTCAACTAGGTCTACTAAATCCATAGCAAGAGCAGTATAAGGAACGAGTCTGCCAATCAGACCATCAAGAAAAACCTTAGTAGTATGGTCGCCATCATCAATAGCAGTATCAGTAGCATCCTTAATCATATCTTCAAATTCGATACATTCTGCAAGATAATCCTTAAAGAAATCTATTGGTGCTTCATATTCTCTATTACCGATAGGAGTAGCAGGATAAATACTTTCCATATTTCTACTAGCCTGATAATCAGAAATAGAATCTGCAAAAATATCTGATGGAAACGCATGGGCTACCTTTGGATGTAAAATACTAGCAGATTTAATCATCTTCCATCTAACATTAAGAAGTGACATACCTCTATCTAATATCCTATTGATAGCGAAACTTTTACCTATAAGTTCATCTAGTTGATTATTCAATTTCTTTGAAATCAATTCCAATCTTATTCACCCCAATTCCAAGTGAAACGTCAATTATAGTGAAAAATTTCAATATAATTCTTTAGCAAGGTCATTAGACCCACGAGCATTACTATCCTGAGTACTTTCGTTATCAGAATCCTCTTTTCTAGGTCTACCTCGTCCGTTAGAACTTGGTATAGTGTTTGTAGATTGGTTTCCTGTCTTAACAGGATTTATAATACTTGCAAGACTTGTGAGTTTATCTTCAAAGCCCATAGCCTTACTAATAGAAAGTCTCCTACCAAGTTCAAAAGGAGAAATATCACAAATTCTAGCTACCTCTTGGAAATCTACAATTCCCTTTTCAGCCAGCATTTTGAATTTGTTCTGTCTTTCAGTTCTATTATCAGGTGTATTAACATCAGACAAAGTAATCTTAAATTTATATTTCTTTGTCTGCTGATTCACAAAATATTCAATAAAGTTTGCAAACATAGGGTACATAGATGTAATGAAATTTTCATCTATTGCGGCAGCTAATTTAGATTGATGAACATTAAGTTTTTCATCGTAAAGCAACGCAGCAGAAGATGATGCACTTTGTTCAGTAATGTTCTGGATATATTCTGTAAGCATATTGCGTTCCTTAGTATCGAACTCAACAGCTTTAATATCATCCATAGGCAAAGCAGTAAGACCAATCTGTTTAGCTAATCCCTGTCTTGCAACTCCTAAAAATTTACCAAGAATATCAGGAGTCATATTGATTTGATTATTATTATTACCGCTCTTATTTTCTTTGTTTACACCGATAATACCAACTAATAGTTTGGACGCTTCAATAAAGTATTTATCCTCTTGCAGTCCTCTAACAATTGGTTGCATCGCCATTTCTGGAAACAAAGCAGAGTAATAAGGAGTAATAGTAGCTACTTCGGGTGAAATCTTAAAAGCCCAAAATCCATCCGAAGGAGAACATTGATGCCAATAGACAAATGTACTATTTCTATTATCAACTGTAGATGCTGGATTATATTTGTTACTGGTGCGTCTAAACACATCATTATACATTTTCTTAAATACCCTAGGGTACATATTTATATCAGCACCATAGTTTCCAATAAACCAGTTCATATCAAAATCAAACAGTAAACCATAGCTATGTCTACCAGTAATCATACAAAAGTCAGGAGGAAGTTCTTGTAGAACATATTTATCTCCTTCATCTCTAAGAATACAATAGAAAACGCCCTGTCTTATCATCTGACGCAAAGCCATTGAAAATTCTTCCTTAAAGTTAAACTTATTACAAAAGTTTTCAAGAACGGCTAAATCTTCTTTGAACTCTTTAGACTTAAATTCAGAATCTTTAGATACATTAGTTACATCAAAACTAATATTCCAACAAGGCATATCAGAATTAAATCTAATCAATCTCTTGTAATACATATTCTGTACTTCAAGGCTTGTAGCATAATTCCTTAGAATTGTCTCGTTGTCTTTAGGAGATTTTAACGCTTTTTCGATGCCTTCAACAGTAGCATCTACAGGATTCATGTTAATATCCTGCATTTTTCTATTTACAATATCAGGAGTGTAATATCCATTATTATAATATTGATTCCTATAGGAATTAGAAAATTCCAAAAAGTCCCAAGCATTAAGAACAGCGTTTACTTCTTGCTCTGAAAGACTTTCAGATTTCTTAGCTAATCTTGGCAATTCAATTTCACCCCTTTCTATTTATCATTAAGCAAAGAATACATAATCTAGCAAACTACTACTTTCAATTTGGGTTTTTAGACCATCTTCCAAAATCTTAGCATAATACAATCCGTATGCTAGAGACATTACACGGTCTTTTCTTCTACCAGACTTTTCCTTTAGATTGATATAACCCTGCGTAGCCACCTGTTCCAAGTTAATAGCTTCGTTAATCAGGATATTAGTCTGAGCATAAGAACATAGTAGTCTGTTTCTAAGGTCATTATCTTTAATCTTATAGAATTTATAAACCTTATTTAGATAATCTATCGCTTCATCTGTATCTGTAAGAAGTGATACATCACCAGTAGTAATCATATTTCTCATTGTGATAAACATTTCGCTCTTTAATTGAATAGGTGTCTTAACAACATACATAACAGGAACAGCGTTTGGACTAATAACTCTGTTTTCAAGTTTAACATCATTATAATTTGTAACAGTCCAAGCTGGATATGTAACATCTCTAAGTTCATCGTATGTCTCTGTGGTACAAGCATCTAGTACGCCCACACCCACACCTTGTCCATCAAGTACGAAATAATCACAATCTAATTCATAAAAAAGTTGTTTTGCTCTTTTTGCTTGAGTGAGCGAGTTAATACCGTGCATACTTTCTCCGTAGGAAATAAGTTTTCTAAACTTACCATTATCAGGTATTAGCCTAATAATCCACATAGCCGTATTATCGTTTTTGGAACTTTCCATCACGGCAACATCCATAGTTAAAATTCTTATTTCATTTGGAAATTTCTCTATATAATAATCCCATTTAGTCTTATTATTTTTGTATTCAATATATTCATCATCACTCATAGCAATCAATGCTTTAGCATTAGTTCTAGCTTTATCCATGTCAGAATACTTAAAGAACGAATTTCCAGAGTTTCTTTCAGGAATAGCCATATATTCTGCTGTAAGTAATTCTATAGCATCGGCATTGTCCTTAAACTGTTGCTCAACTATCTTTTTAGTAATAAACTTATTTTTAACACCAAATTGATACGGAAGTGCAACGGTTATATAATCCCTATCACCATTTACCATGTGTTCTATATATTTTTCAAATTCCTTATAAGACCATTCATCTGCACCTCTAATAGAACTCAGGTATATCTGTCTCTGAGGTTCTTCTGGTAGTGCTTCTCTTTCTTTAGGAGTTAATGAATGATATGGTGGAACTCTAGGCGATGTAAGCATAGGGATAAAGACTCTGTTAATAACATCTTTATCAGTTCTAACATATTCATCTACAATAAGGATATTTGCACGAAACCCTAGTGAGTTTTCACTGTAAGGAGCGGCAAATAGCATTGAACCATTCTTAAACCGTATATGCGATTCATTGATTCCTGTTTTGATTTCATCAATTTCTCTCCGTAAGTTAGGACTTTCACGCATAAATTCTTCTACTTTTTTTATAAAGTTTCTTGACTGTGATTTTACAGGGCATACTACAACAATTCTTTGGCTTGGATATAGAATACATCTTTGCAAGCTAAACAAAAGTGTTAAAGTAGATTTTGCATTACCACGACTAGCAACAAATATAAAATTTGAGTAGAAGTTCATTTCATAAATAAGAACCTTTTGGAAATCATATAGCTTTAATCCTAAGTAATCAGTAATAAATCTATGTGGATTGCTTCGCCAAAAAGCAACCCATTTTTCAATATTTTCATTACGCCTTTCTTTAATGCTTATATTTTCCTTTTTAGGTCTTTTTATGATAATCTTATTATTACTATTATCCATCGGAATCACCCTCTACTGGTGGTACTTCGATGTTTTCGTTACTATCACTACGGAGATTCTCAATTATATCTATACTATAATCTCTGTAAAGTTCTTCAAACTTTTCAGTATAATAGTTATTTTTACCAAGCGCTCTTGATGTAGCACCAGCAAACCCAATGATAAGTTTTTCCATATTATCTACATCAGTTAAATCTGGGTCAGGTGCATAAACAGGTCTTAAATTTTCAATATCTTCAATTCTTTGTCCAACAGAACTATTTACTATATCTGATACCTGATTCTGCTTTTCAACAAGACCGCCATCAGACATTAAGTCTCTAAGCGTTTTAATCTGCTTAGTTACATCGTCGCCCTGTTCTCTGGACTTTTGAATATCTAAAGACTGTAAACAAATCTGTTTCACAATAATATCAATAGACTTTTCACTGATATTACCGCCTAGCTTATCTTTCCAATCTAAATACTCAGATTCAAGATAAGACAAGTCGTTATTATCAAACATACCCCATTTACTTTGAAGATATTCGGTATCATATTCAATCAGTTCATAATCATCACTATTGGTACTATTTGCTACTTTCTTATTCTTTTTAACCTTTGTAAATTCATCATAAGAAGCAATACCTTCAATATCTTTTTCGCCTTGTGAATCATCAAATGTATAACCCCATCCATTTTGTTCTGCAAAAGCAAAGCCTTTCATATAAGCAGAAACGAAGTTTTCTTCACCATAAATCTTAGAATCAGGATTTTTGATGTTCTCCATCGCACCTACATAATTAGAATGAATATATGGAATATCTATCTTTCTACACAAATAATAGAAAGCTAGGTTATGGTTATCTCTATACTTCTTTTGATACTCTGCAAATAATTCTTTAACGCAGTTTTTACAATAAGGTACTTTAGAATAGAATTTTCTGTTCTTGTCTTTAGTTTGATAGAAATTAGACTGGGCATAACCGCCACATCTAATACATCTAACTTTAACCTGTTCTGGTTGTTGAACTTGTTTCTTTGGTCTGCCCAATCCCTTTCATCCCCTTATTATTGCAAATCTACATCATAAGTACAAAGTATACCTTCGGTATTGCAGACACAAACAAGTTCTTGTGCTTTACCAAAGATACGTTTAGAAATACAATAATCATCCATTCCCTGTAGAGAACCAGACATGATTACTTTGTATTTCTGAACCCAATCTGTTTTGTTATGATGTAGATGCCCCATGTGAACACAATATACAGGAACATATAGCATACTAATTAGTTTTTCACAAGAAGAAAAATTATCATAGTCGCCGTGAACATTCACATAGTTAAGTCCACGAATATTTACAATATTGATAGTGCCATCCAACGTATTATCTACAAAATAAAGATTTTCAATATTAGAAAGTCTTGCCTTGACATACCAAGGAATTAAATCATCAAGCCTTTCGTCTTTAGGACTATTATCTTTTGTAGATAGTCTTGAATGGTTTCCGCTTACTAAAGAAAAATATACATTATTAAAATAAGGAGAAAGTTCAGCTACGAACCAAGAGATTAGTTCTGAAACACCCATAACCTGTTTAACAACATTTTCTCTATTAGAAATCTGAATTGTAGGATGGATGTTACCACTAATACAATCTCCATTTACGCAAATATAACAATTTTCAGAATTATGAGTATTCCTAATATTGATAATATTTTTGATATATTTTTCAAGTCTTTCTTTGGCTACATCTGGATTGTAAATATTCCAGCTATTATTGATATTTGCACCAAAGTGAATATCATTTAGTGCAACAAGTAAATCGTTATCTGAATTTACAACATTATAAAATTTAGATTCATAGGGAGTGATAGAAGAAATACTATCTAAAAGAATGTTTTTTAATTCATCGAAACGCGCTTCGCTTCTAACATTCTTATTATAAGCGGTTCTCTGGTCAAAGAATCTCATTCTTGCCTTTTCTGCTTCAATCCGCTTATTTTCGTATTCTTGAAGAAGTTCATCACTATTTATAAGTCGCTTTTCAGCATCAGCAACTCCTTCTTTATATCCACTCCACCATTTTCTGTATGTACTTTCGTTCTTGGTTTCTCCACTTTCAGTATTTATCAAGTCAGCTATTTGCTGAAAAGAAAGACCATACATATCTTTATTAGATAGTAGTCTAATCTTGTAATCCTTTAGACTTTCTCCAATACCTTTAGCTAAATTCATAATAAACCCCTTGACTCCTTATTTTCCAGTAATTGAATTATCTTTTCTTGATTTTCTTCTATTTTTGTTAGAATATCTAATAACTCTTTACCAGAAGATTTATCTAGTACTTTTTGGCTTATATCCAAAAGTTCTTTGTTAATTCTATAATTTTCTAAATTAACATTAAGTATTGCAGATGTTATACCAACATTTGTTAGATTAGAAAGTGTATTGACTTCACCTATTACCATTGTCATCACTTCTTAATACTTTTAACAATTCTTCATTCTGTTGGATAATCTTATTGTTTTGCTCTATTGCAATTTGAATATCTGCTGCAAGTTCATTTAATATAGTATGTGTTTGTTCATCAAACAATTTATCTATATGAGCATTTTGATTCTGTAGTTCAGATACTATCTGAGAATAATTTGCTGCTTTTGTAGATTGATAGATATTATAGAACTGTGATATATTAGCAATTCCACTTACTAAATTAGAATTAGCTATTTCAGCTAATGAATCAAGTGCAATTATCATAATTATCATTTCTTAACTTTGAAATTATTCACTCTATCATCTACTTCTCTGAACCAATCTTCGTAAACATCATAAAATAAGGAATCCTTGAGTTCCATAACTTCCTCGCCTGATTCCTTACATCTTTTGATTTCTTTTTCAATAATATCCATATCATAATTATGATGTTCTATTTCGTCTTTTGCAATTTCCTGAAATTTAAGAGCAATTTCTTCTTGGTCACAAAAAGATTCTGCAATCTTAATATAATCTTGTGCTGTCATTATTTCCGAAACAGCGCGTTCCATGATTTTCTTAATTCTTGACACAATAATCACCACATAATAATATTATATTATATAATGTTTATTATGTGAAAAATATCAATCATCAGTATATACATCATCAGGAATATATGGTTCTTCTGGTTCGGTAGGAAGTTGATATAGTTTCTTAATCAAATCTTCTACAACACCATTACCACCAAGATTATGATATTCCTGATACATATGGTCTAAAGATTCTCTGGCATAAATAGGCATAAATTTCTTTTCTTTATAATAGTGATTATAAGCATGAATAATTCTGTCTCTTAGAATAGCCTGTTCTCCACTTGTCAAAAACTTGAGGGTTTTCTTAATGTCAGAAAGTTCTTCATTTATTCTGCCAGATTCAATAGTATATTTTCTTTCGCAGTTACTTTCCTTTTGTTCAACTGTTTCTAGTCTCTTTATTGCATCGTCATATTTTTCATCTTTTTTATCTTTTTTATTAAAGTGCCTCGTCACTAGAAAAGAAATTACAGAAGGTATTCCTAGTGCGCCTAGTACAGACACAAGTATTGTTATCCAAGTCATTCCAGCTTTCCCCATTTCGATAATAGATTTAACAATCCTCTTGTCCCTCGTAGCCACAACTACCATAACAGGCGCTACAAAATTAACTCTTATAGCGTCTGCTCTAATAGCCGTTTAGTCGTACACCAGTCTGAGAATACTCCTTATGATTCTCTCACCTGTATGTGATACAATAAACACAACAGATAAGATAGAAAAACTAATTGTACTACTAATTAAAAAATATCCAAAATATATAGATAATGCGCTCAACGCGATGAACACAAGTA